GACCAGACTGCTTCCGCACCCGAACCAAAATCATGGGTAGGGATGTTGGTTAGAGTGATGTTGCTCAGAGTCCATGAGGTATGAGTCGATCCCCGGACTAACTTGGCCGGCTGATGATCCTCATGCACGATAATCATGGTATCCGCTGATTGGGTCCAGTTCAACTCAAATAACTGTGCGGTGGTATAGGTAGTGGTGACAGTTGCCTGACTCACCCCATCCATGAATATCTCGATCTGATTGTTAGTGAAAACCATCAAATAAGTCTGTTCAGTATTGAAACTGAACGCGGCCATCCGTGCTTCACTGGCTAGGGTTGCTTTATAGCCCATCCCGGGTCTGCGTTTAATGCCGCCTTGTGGCATGGATAGCACATTCTTAGCAATGGCTGCACCCTGGTAGAACTGTTTAACATCGGTCCGAGCGGCTAGGCGCGGATCAAGCTCACCAGAGTTGAAGTTTGTTTGTAGGGTAATCGCGCGTGGCATCTAAAGCCTCGCTGCCCAGAGTGGCGCACTGGCTATTGCATCCGGTGGCCGTGAACTGGCATCAGCGAACTTAGCTTGTCTGAGTTGATTCTGATACATTCCATCGTACAACTGACCCTTGGTCGAATTGTCGGTAACAGGTACAGAGAACTGTGATGCTAAATAATACTCAACCAACTTAACGAAATAAGCTGGGAGTTCACTTTCTGCTGGTTTGTATACATAATCCAAATCCAATGTCTGTTGGTTTGAATATATTTTGTCCTCAAAAATCTCGTAGTCCGATTGCGGAATGACGCGATTGATGAGCATATAATTGGCCGGCAATTGAAACGCATAATCCCACTCATTAAGAGGGGTTGCGGTCAACCGGGATAAAGACACTTTACCACTAGCAAAGCGCCATCGGTGTAAGGTCAACAGGTTTTCATACGAGGAATTATAGAGGTTTGAAGCCACTAAGGCTCCAGCACCGCCCTCGGTGAAACTTGAGATAGTGCCATGCCCAATCAAGAGCAGAGCGTTTGAACACATTGAAATACTTGTTGCCATTTATTATCCTTAAAGCGGACCAGCCACCACGTTGGAAGGAGCCAGGGGCATGGTGACGGTCCTCAAAGGTTACTTGGTTATTCTGACCAAGATACTGAAACGATACCGTTGCCATCTCTCGCAACTGCACCAGCTTTCATGATTCCGTTACAGAGCCAGGATGTTTTCTGTGCAACGTAATTCACTTCTGTTTTAGCATCCAAGCCAACCGCCAAACCGACTGCTGATTTGTGATAGCCGAAACCCTCACGAACCGATGCCGCGATGTCTAAACCGCCCTCAGTGCGTGACTCAATAGTGTGAAACTTGAAACCCATGAAAGTATCAATATCACCGGCCATCAACGCTCTCACGTTATTGTAATCAGCGCTAGTGATAGTTGAATCGCCCAGCATATCTTCCATACCGGCTGCTGACACAACGAAATGACGATCACCTGACGGCACGCCTTTGTCGTTTAATTCTTTGCCTGTTTGAATGATTTTAGCCAGTGTTAATCCGGCTGATCCATGAGCAATTGAAGCGGCTGGTGTTGCAGCATCGAGTGCGTCTAGGATTAACTGGTCAAGTCTACGACCGAGGGCAGAAGCAATCGTTTGTGCCAATTCTTGACGCTCGTCAAAGTTAACTTCTGCTGCATCAAAGATGTCGGTGTATTCTGGAGCGTTCCAGTTAGCTAATGTACAACTGATTAGGCTGTGTGATACGCCCATCGCAACAACATCTGCTGACGTTGCTTTTTGATTGGCAAGACCCTTGCCCATTGCTCTGAATTTATAAATATCGGCCATTACACCATTACGAACTGTAACGGTATCGCGGAGGTTACCTGATGATTGAAAAGCGTGTTTTACTTCGCTATCAAAGAGTTGTTGCGCGGCTGCGCTAAGTGTTGCGGACATAGTATGTTCCTTATACTTCGTTAAATATAACTAGACTCCTTGTCTAGACTCGTTGGGTAAGGGTATCCGGTTAAGGGCCTCGATTACCGCTTCAAGTGGGCCACTGCTGTCCGCAATGGGTATCCAATTTTTAGCTGGATTTGGGTATATTATACCATACTTGGATTAACCAAATAATTGCTGAAACTTGGCATCCACTTCCTTACGGAATGCCGGTGATTCCTGGTATCTAGGATCAGCCACCATTTCGTCAAGTTTCTCTCGCGTTAACCCGGTATTCGTTTGGGTCTTAGCACTATCCACCATGACCGCGTTCTTACTTTTAGTGATGAGTTCTTCGATCACTCCAACAGCCACCGCAGAGGTCACTACACCTTTGAGATTTTCAAACCCCTCTGGTGATAAGTTAGCCTTGCCGTATTTCTCAATGGCATCAAGTCGATCACTGGCTTGTGGACCTAACAACTCCATCTCAGCAGCCTGTGCAGTTTGAAGATTGCCCACCGTATGCCGTAACCAGCCTTGAGTTAACGCATCAAATGCGTCTTGGCTCATGTTCTGCTCTTTGGCATAGTTCTTAATGAAATCTACCCCGGGATCATGAGAGTCAAACCATCCCTCACCATTGGGATTCTCACCAAATTCTTCCGGTGAAGTCAGCGTGTATTCCTCTGGCGCTCCGGTGAAGCCACCAAAGCGTTTAGATAGTTCGTTGTAGCCTTTGGCCTGTTCGGACACTGAATCATATTTAGCACTGAACCATTCGGGTCGATCACCCTCACCATTCACACCCTCGGATAAATACCATCCATCATTAGCTGGCTCAGTGGGTGTTGACTCGGTTGTTGCTTCTGTTTCCATCAAACTTAATTCTTCTTCCATGTTAGCCCTCCTTGGCTACTTTCATCTGCTGTAAAATCTGTCTAACCAAATCATTCTGGCCCTCACGGATTCCAGCACCAAACTGTGTGCTGCCCGAATGGAGGACCGGTCGATCTAGTGTTATGGCTTTGAGCCGCTTTAATACGAACTCACCAGCATCGGTACTGAAGCACTCTAAGAACCGAGAACTCATTTCCCGGCTAGCGCGACTCATCGTATGTGCTTGCTCTTCTTCACTGGACACTTGGTTGCTCCGCTTGCGCTACTTCTTGTTCCATACGATGTTCTTCCATCATCTGCTGCTGTTGTGCTTGCACCTGTGCTTGTTGCTTGATCTGCTCCCTTTCAGCTTTGCTGCGGACCAGTGCATTATCAACACCCAGTTTTTTAGCTATCCAGGGTAATGTGTCCTCCATCACCAAGCTGTGCATTAACGCACCCTCGCCCATCACTGCACCGTACTCCAACAAGGTCCGTAATGCGGCTAACTCATCTTGATCCTGTACTTTTGCTAGTGGTGATGTGTGTTTAATCGTAACGGCTCGGCCGTCAATCTTGACCGGTTGAATCTCACCCTCTTCGATTAGAATATCGACAGAGCGCTTGATGATCTTCTCAATGAACTCTGTTTGTAATCGACTAAACGCTGCCCCGGAGTCTTGCATCAATTCCTGATTGCGTAAACTCATCTCGGTCGCTGTTCGCACTGGTGCATCTACATCACCAAATGGTTCAGCAAATAAGGCTCGATTGATACCCTTACGCAACTCATCAATGCTGTGCTGTTCTAGTTGTGGATTACCCGGCATGGGTAATGGTCTGAGCGTGGGGTTGTCATTTGAGTTGCTTCCGACCGGTATAATTGCACCTGGGGTAATTTGAACGGTAAAGGGGTTAATAACTCCATCGTCTGCAGCGGTATACACGCCAGCAGTTTGTAATCCAATGTTTTTTATCTGCCACATCTTCTGCTGATTGAGCATCTTGATGTCGGCTAAGACGGTCATCACTCGGCCCCGACCTAACACCTCACCGGGTCGAACTGACTCACGGAATACTACCCAAGGCGATACATTGAAATTCTGTGCATAAATAACGTGCTTATGCGCTTTCTCAATACAGCATTGGTAATACTTTTCGGTCTTAGGGTCGTAAATCGTACCCTCAATAATGGCCACTTTAGTATCTGGCTTGTCAGTGAGTAATTGTTTGCAGTGTGTGGACAGATCAGCTTCCGGCCATAAGCGCTTAATATTCCTAACACTGACTTCATGCTCACGCCATACTGTATCCACCGTGCCGCGTGGACCCTCTTCTGGAACCAACTCACTCAATGGCACAGCATTGAAAGCTAACAGGCTGCTGTCGCTATCTGATCGCTCAATCGTCAATGCACCGGTACTGATGGCTAAGTCAGTGAAAGCTTCATGCGCTTGTGATGCAAAGTTAGAGTGATTAAGGTGATCGAACAGTTTAGCCGATACGGTATCCAGGTAAGCCTGTGCCTCATCCTGATTTTCCTCTGGGATGTCAGAACCCGGAATCAGTTTGATCCATTCACGCCAAGGGGGTACAAGCATTGCTTGCAGTCTTGATGCAAATCGTTGAACGCCTAACTCTGCGGTTGAGTCCACAATATCAGGCTCACGCTTTTGCCCTATGGCTTGACCGGATAAAGTATCTCTCTTGGGTGCTGCGAACTTGTAACAGTCGCGTAACAATGAATCCCACCGGCCACGCACTTCCTTGGCCGCAGCAAAGCGCTTGATTAGGTCTTCGACAGACCCTAAATTCTCAGGTATTTTGTACATGACTTACCCCAAAGTGCCAGACTTTTCAATTCCTGTTTCTTCGCCAGAGATCAATGATGCTCTGCCTCTGCGCTTACGTTTTAGCGCACTCTTTTTGGCTGCAACTTGATGCTTTGTTTTCTCGTATTCTTCATCCTGACGCGCTTCTGACTTCACTTGTGCCTCAGACTTAGCTGGTGCTGATGGTGCTTTTGGCGATGATCCCATTATTCTATCCTTGAATTGTGGTATATTGAGGGGTGTTGATTAGGTGGTTGTAGAGTTGTCGAGGCGTAACCACGCCCCATGCCTTTACGCCTAACAATGCTTTGACTTGTTCAACACAATTGAAGCAAGCCGGCACTAGGTCGCGCATCTGTAATCCATCTGCCCAGGTATGAACAGAAAGTATCGCAGCAGCATCAGGGGCGATGTGCCTTGAGTCGGTGATGTCCATGATTTCGATGTCGGTGTAGCCAATGTATGGCCGGAAAGCAATGAAGTGCTGGCCATCGAACTTAACAGCCCAGCAATGTCGCATCTCTGGATCGAACAGCTTGGTCCACCAATGATCGCAATGTCCTTTTTCAAAAACTATCCACCAATGCAAATGGTCGCGCCCTCCCTCATCCATGAGAGAGTTGTTAGGCGCTGAAATAACGTCCATGTTGGGGTCTATTATACCACATCATAAAATCATCCTAAGACGGCCCAATCGGTAGAGGCTATCGCTGGACGCTGCATATTCTTGTTGACCTCACGATGATTGACCGCAAAGTATCGAAAGGCATCAGCATAATGACTAGACCAGTCGTGTAATGGATGTGACTTGTAGGTGCCACGCCTTTCATCGAACTCTTTACGATAACGCTTCAGAGCGCGTAGGCCGTCTATACAGCCGTCATCAGCACTGTTGAACCAACAACGCGGAATAAGCTGCCTAGCAGCGTCTATGCCGTCCTGGATACCAATATTGGGCGTAACTCTGAACACTAAGCCTAATGACCGAGCCGTTTCTAGTCTGCTCTTACCGGTTGAGTATGATCTGACCCGAATATCATGGGGTGCAAAGTGAGCGCCAAAGGTAGCGTGTTGCTTGTCGCGCCAGTCATAAACGTAATTAATATAATGCTGGATGCCCTCGCCACTATTCTCATAACTGTGGACCACTCTCACTTCGCGCCCAATTACCTGTACGAAAAAAAGTGCGGTACTGTCATTTATTCCGATATCCCAATAAGTATTTACCGGAATACCCGGCTCAACAGCCATCGGGATCACCTGGTTAGCATTAACGTACTTGGCGTAGTAACTGCCATCCCGGTTGGATAGAACCTCACCCTCCCAGACATGATTATATAAATCCTTATTGATCGACTTCAGATAGACGCGCTCTTTCTCTAGTTCCTCCGGGAAGAAAGGATTGTCCGAGTAGTTTATCTTCGTGACATAGCTATCTTGCTGGGGATTAACAACAAAGCGCTGGAACGTGTCATCTAACTCGTCATTAGGGTTAAAGCTGACCCATATCTCCGAACCCGGTTGTCTGATGGTGGGTATGAGTGTTTCCCAGGATGATTGAGTGACGGCTTCAGCTTCTTCTACCCAGACCCGATTCAATCCCTCCAATGATTTAACCTTAGTGATGTTTGACTGTAGGCCCATGAATAGGAACCGGCTGCCATTCTTACCTAATATCTGAGTCTTTTGTACTTCAAAGCAATCAGCCACACCCAACCGGTCAATGGTATCGGCTAACAGTTGCAACACGGAATCTTGAATTGACTTCTGTATCTCTCTGGCACACAGCACCCTAAACCCTGGTGTCTGCAATGCTTCCAATACTAGCAGCGTGGCAATGGTCCAACTCTTACCTGACCCACGACCACCATAGGCTATCTTGTACCTGTGTGGCTGCCCAAAGCCTTTCCACTTTGGAGTCAGGTCAATCTTGAGGTGTTTCTGATTCGTGTTCAATCACACTTCCTTGTGCTATGGGTTTCGGGTCTTCCGTGAAGTTGATGGTGATGCCTGTGGGCATGAATGAGCCATCAGTCGTATGCTCAACCGATTTCCTTTTCGGATAGATGTACTGCGCTAACTCTTTAGCCATGTTACCGGCAAGGGTGTAATCCTTTGCGGTCATCGCCTCTTCACCGATCTCAATCATGGCCCTGATAGGATCATAACCCGATGCCTCAATCTTATCCTTGACCTCGGACCTGATCTTATCAGGCGTACCTTTCTTGCGACCACTGCCTGGTACTTTCTTCATTCCGGGTTGAAAAACCATTCTACAAATCCTCTACCGTAGAATCCACGCCACTTGCCTGACAATAGCATGAGGCAGCATCACAGCCATGATTAACAATGTCCTTACTGTCATCTTCAAACTCAATCCATGCCTCTCTTTAAACTTCATCTTTGGTGACGGATTTCTACGCCCTCAAAATCATAAGTTCGACCACAGGATGCTAAATTCACACATTGGCGTTTCTTTAAGGAAAAAAACGTAACTAAGCCCGCCCCGCACCAACATTTGTCCGGTTCCCGATGTTTATACCCTACACCTCGATGTACACACTCGTTCACTGGTGGGGTGATCCATTTGTTTAACCACTCAATCATTTTTCACTATTTCCTTTCTGTTGATAGTTGCCATAAGTTAAGCTCTTCTCTTCCATGTATTTAATCATCCGATCCAAGTACCACCGTGCTTTCTTGAGTGACTCTAACCCACCCTTAAACCGATAGCGTAAGCAATATTTAAGCACATTAGCTAAACACACAGCCTCAACCGGATCATTGATCGGTTCAATAGCACTCTCAATCACATCAATAACCTCAAGGCCACCGCTCATCTGATAATGCTCTGGATGATTTACGTTGTCGTATTTGATTTCTTCACTCATTTA